GAGAAATCAGTTTCAGGCATTTCCAAGAATTTGACTTTAATTGGTTTGTTAAATTTATCTAAACTAGCCGAAAGTGTTTTTGCTTTTGCTGCCGCTTTATCTGCAAAATCGCTTACACCATCAAGTCCTTTGTTCAAAATATCTAAACCTGTTTTAGCAAATTTACCAACACCAGGTAATTTTGATAAACCTGTTAATAATATTTTAAGTGGCATTAAAGTCCTTTTTAGGATTGCTTCGCCAACTTCACCAATCATAGGAACAATTGCTGCAAAAGCGTTTAATGCCGCCTTTGACATTTGAATTACGCCTTTGCGAAAAGCCTCAGATTTGTTCCACAAAATAACAAGTCCGCCAATTAACAAAACAACGGCTGCAACAACTAAACCAATTGGATTTATTGCCATGGTGGTATTAAGCGCTGCCTGTTGTCCTGTTAACATAGCCGTAACTGTTTTATGAACACTTGTAATTGCCGTCCAAGTTTTAGTTAATGCCATTGAAACTTTTATGTACGCATTATATGAGGCAAGGGCAATTGCAACGGTTAAAATAATACCGCCAAAGATTTGAAATGCAGTTGAATTACGCTTTACAAACTCTACTGCTTTATTCAAATTATCCATAAGTGTTTTTAGATAAGGAATTAACACTTCACCAACGGCTTGCGCGGCATTATTGAATTGTTCTTTAAGAATTTGTAATTGAACACTAAATGTTTCTGTTGCTTTTTGTGCTTGACCGCTTAACTTTTCTTTCAATTCTTGCATTGCTTTTGCAGTTGCTTCTGCTTTAGGCAAATTTTCGTCTAAAGTAATTCCAAATTGCTTAAATACTTTACCTGCTCCCATATTTGCTCTTACAAGCGTTTGAGAAGCCTGTTCTAAACTTATTGACTTAGCGCGTGCTAAATCGGCAGACATTGCTAATAATTCTTTTGACTTTGCTAAATCACCAGTTGATTGAATTAAAATTTGCATACTTGCGGCAGCGGCTTCATCATCAAATCCAAGTTGAACAAAACTGCTAGAAAGTGCTTCAATCTCTGCTCTTGTTGCCTCAGTATTTAATCCTGTTGCGGCTAAAGTTGAATTTAACTTTGTCATAATGACTTCGGCATCCATTGCCTCTTTAATACCAATTGCTGCAAAACCAGCAAATGCCGCACCCATAGCCAACAAACCAGCCGTAGCGACCCGACTTGCTTTATCCATACCACCGATTGAACCGCCAGCCTTCATTGACTGGTCTTCCATTTTTCCTAGTTCATTATTAACTTGCTTAAATTCTGCAATAGCCTTATCAGCAACGGCTTTAATCTCAAATATTGCTGGTGGTAAAAATGCCATTACCTAACCACCTTGCCAATATGTTTAGCAATAATTACAGGAGCAATCGCCTTAAATCTGATAAATGCTGGCTTCATGTAAGGGAAACCAGCCATAGCAGAAGTTCCTTTCCATGACTCAGGCGCATATCCGCCACCTAATTCAACGGCGCGACCGTAAACAATTGTTGGACCAACAATAGCAGAATAACTGGCAAAACCTTTGCGAAACTTCTCACCGCGTATGAAACGGCGCAAATTACCTGAACGGTTCATAGGCGGTTGCCCAGATATAGCCTTTTGTCCTTTTGGTCTGCGCCCTTCAATTTGTTCTTTGGATAATTGAATAAGTGCAAGCATCATTTCATCTCGTGCCGCCATTGCGCCTTTGTCCATATCAGCGCCAGCCTTTTCTAATGCGTTACGCACTAGATTAAGATTTGATGTTATCACTCTCAACCTGTTTCACTAATGAGGATATTGCAAGTATCCAATCCAACAACGCCGCAGGTTGTTCATCTACCTGTTGCGGAGTCCAACCAAAGTCCTTTGCACAAATGAAATATAACCACTCTTCATCTGGATATGTAAAGGCTTCATGTCTTTCTCCGCCTTCAAGCAACCACCTTAAGCGTTGGAGTTTTCTAAAGGGCTTTCGGTATCCTTTTCATTTTCTTCTGTGTTAGCCAATGCTGGGAACAATACCTTTTGCGCTTCTTTTGTTTCATCAACAAGAAAATCGTAATCAGCCATTTCAAGTTCATCTAATGAGTCAATTTTAATTGACGGAATAATTAAATCAAGTGACCAATCTTCAATAAGCACCGCAAGTAATCCATCTGTTAATGAAAGTGCTTGCATAATACCTTCATCTGCTTTACCTGCGTTTGCGTAAATCTTCTTGCGGTCTTTTACACGCAATTCTTTTGGGTCGCGTAATGAAACTGTTGCACCACTAGGTAGTGTGATTTTCTTTTTTGCCATTTTGTTTCCTTCCAATCGGTTTATGCCTTCCAATTTTACATCAAAATAGGTGCTAGGGGGTGGGAACGGGGAAGGCGACCGCTCAACCAACCCCCTAGCACATTTGTTCTGTTACTTAGATATAAGTACCAGAAGCCTTTGCATTTTGTAGTACCCACTTAATAGGAGCAAAACCGCCAGAAGCACCTGCATCTGTGGTGTTACCAAGACCGTTAATTGAGACCATAATTTTTACAAAATCATCTCCACGGTCATAAGCGGCGGCAGTATAAGCACCCTTTGTAATGGTTGCTTGAATTTGAATTGCGGCAGCACCTGCGCCATAAGCCCAGTTAAGAACAATGGCAGGTTGTGAGTTTGTTAGGTAGCGTGTTAATTCTGTATCCGCTTCCATAATAAACTCAATATCACCTGTAACATCAAGAGCGCCAACAAATATGCTAAATGGGTCTTGTGTTTGTGAGATGCCGTAAATTGGTGTAACTGCACGCTTCATTGAAATCGTGCCAGTCATAGCATTTGTGATTGCAGTTCCACCAATATTTACAGTTCCTTGCCAAACTGGTGTTGGCAATAGTGTGCTAAATGTTGGTGTTGGTGCAGTTGTTGTGGTTGATTCAAAACCTGTTGATTTTGCATCATATTCCAACATACCATCTGCATTAAACTTTAGTGTTACATCATGAAATTGTTGTGCTGCATATTGGCGTACACCAGCAGCATAAAAATCTGTAAGTGTGTAAGAAAGTGGTTGAACATCAGTAGATGCCGCAAGACTGTTCTTTAATGAGATTGTGTGTGTGTATGGAGCAGATGCGCCAGTTGTAGCACAAGCACCCATAATACCTGTTAATGCGTAACCGATACCATCAGCAAATACTGCTCCACCTAAATCAAATGTAGAGCGTGTTCTGCCCGGAATATAGTTGTAATTTTCAACCATAGCACCGCGAAGTCCTTGGTCATACAATGGGTCAATTACATCTACTGGCTTTACAGTATCTTTATTGACGAGAAGGTAATCTGTCGGTGCAACGGCAGTACCTTTTGTGCTTTCTTTTGCAATTCCTATATAGGAACGAACGGAATTTTGGACTGCCATTTACTCACTCTCCTGCGGTGTTGTGAAGGTTGGTTTGGTTGAAATCTTAGCACTAACACTAATAACTTCATACGCATTAAAATCATCTGGGGCATCAAATTCTGCATTTGGCGCCACAACAATCCCAAGCGAAGGGAACACACGCTCGTCTGTTCCCGTGTATTTATACTTTGCCATATGTTCTCCTTATGCTTGTATCATTTCGGTAACATCAAACTGTAATTCAGCGTATGTTTCCGTTGCTCCCTCGGCGACCGTTGCTGGTTCGCCATAAGTAGCATTGATAATAGGTTCAGCACCTTGCCAAACCAATGTTCCTGTTGAGTCACCAAATCGGTGGTCTGAACGCAATCTTGTCTTAATATTATCAACAAGTGTATCAAAATCTGTCATTGCATCTTCTGCGTTTCTTTGCAAAGAGTGGTGAAAGATTTGTAGGACTATTGAGTAATCTACACGCTTCCAACCGTTAGTAGCACCACCAATTGCCAAGCGTGTTTCATTTTCTGACTGAATAAATACCACAACTGCCGCACGCGATAATTGACCTGCCGTTGAACCAACTTGAAAATTTATGCGCTTGGGAAATGAAGTAAATACTTGATTTAGCGTGGCTATTGGCGGTGTGCTTAAAAATGTTGCCAATGTGGCACGGACTCCTGTGCGCCCTGCCATTATCTAATCCTGCGATAAAGTTTAATCATTTCAAGCGCAGAAGCAATATCTCCACCATAGCGTTGTGCGCCATCAACATTTGCAGTAGGGCTTGTGGTGATTTGCATAGTCATAGAGTTATCACCACGCATTTTGATAAATGCAGTTGTGATAAGAATGCAAGCCTGTTTAATTGTCATCGGCATATTTCCGATTGCAACTCCTGCGGCGTGTGTAGAAACCAATGCAGTTGTAAGCGGTACTGTGGTTGAACCATTTACATAAGTTGATGCAACTGTTACATCTTCACTCAATGCGCCATCATAGATATGCAGAATTTGACCAGCAATAATTCCTGCGCCACTTCTAACAGTAAGTGTAGATTGCGTTGCAGTTGCCGTAACAATTTTTGTATTTACATAACCTGCAACATAAGTATATTTCATGAAAATTTGCTGGCGTGGAAAACCACCGCCAAATGCAAGTGGTCCTTGGCTTGAATATGAAGTTGATAATTGCGATAACGGAATAATTATTTGCTGATTTTCAAACCAAGTTTGTGAACAATCTGGCAAAGTAATTAGATTAAGCGGATTTGAACCATATTGAAAATCTGAGAGTTGAACAACTGGCGCATTATCAGGGTGTAACGCAATAAAACCTTCACTTGTCATGCGCGTGCGTTGTGTTTCCACATATGTTGTAGCAGTTAAATTTCTATTTAAGTGTGCGTCCATATAGGAAGATGCACGCATAATAACATTTGCTAATTCTGCATCTTGCGCCTGAGCGTTTCCGCCTACAACAAGATTGTCAAAGTCAATAGATGTTGGTGCATTTTTGTATTCGGCAATGGTTAAGTAGGCGCTTTCATCTTGCGTGTCTGGTGTAATACCTACTGCCATTTGTTATTCCCCATCTCTTGCTGGTGTTCCATTTTCATACCCACACCGTGAGCATTTTCTAAACCAAGAACCAAAACCGCACTCAACGCAAACAAAACCTAGTGATGAGTTATTTGTTGTACCCATCAAACTTGCTTCAAAAAAACCTTCTGCCTTTAACGCCTTTGCATCACTTGCGTTTGAAACTTCAATCATACCTTTTTTGTTTTGATTGTACTTACGCACACCGCGAGGTGTTTTTATATCAATGCCTCTTACGCCTTGTGGTCCCACTAATTTTGTCATTTGTTTCCTTCTTTTAGTAAAGAGACACCGTGCGCCTTCCTGCACGGCATCTCTTTATTGCTTACTAAGCCTTGACAATTCCTGATACTGCGCCGTTCCATGCTGGAGCAGTGCAGAAGAAGTTGCCACGGAAGTATGTGCTGAACTCATATGCAAACTGAGTTACTGGCCATTGAATGCCCATGTAATCCTGAACCATGAAGTTAGCCCAAACATCTGTTACCTCTGTGTCTGGAATTGGAAGTGTGTATGAAAGCACTGGTGATACACCCTGTGGAAGCCATGGGTGAACAGTTAGAGGAACTAACTTGCCTGTGATTTCGTTATGTAGTCCACCAATAGTTGCGCCACCGACATAATCTCCTACTTCATTTTGTGCGAGATTGATACGGTAGTTAGCAGTTGAACCATTCTTAATTGCATCTGAGAGTTGCTTACGGTCTGCGCCGTTTAGGAAAATCTCATCTGGGTCAGCCTTAACTGCATCGTATAGACCAGAGAATACATTTTGGTATTCAACGCCTGGGTTTGATGTTGAGAAGGTTGAGTTAATTGCGTTGTTGAAACCGCTTGATGAACCAAGAACAGTAGGCAAAATTCCGTCATACCCTGTTGCATATGCAGATGTGTCTGCTGATGCGCGAGATGCGGCTGCTCCTGTTGTTGTAAATGCGGCGTTGTTACCTGTAACTAGAGCGCCAGCACCTTGAATTGTAAATGTACCAGTACCACGGAGTGTGCCCTGATACTTGAGGTTTGCTGCGCCTGTAGCAGTTCCAACATAAATGTTGTAACCAAGTGCGCCAGCAACTGCAGTTGAAACTGTAACAGTAAGAACATCACCTGATGCAACTGCTGTGTTTGCTTCTGTTCCGAGAATTGACTCACCGAAACCTGATGCAGAAATACCAGCATCAGCAGTCACATTTACATAGTAAGTTGTGTTTGCTAGTGCAGTCTGTGAACCAGATGCTACTGGTGATGCAAGTGTAAATGTAGGTGCTGAAAGTGCGCCAGAATATCCTGATGCAGTTCCGCGTGCCATAAGCATCATGCGCTCTTCCATCAACATTGTTGCGTAAAGTGTTGATGTTGAAGATAGTTGGCGCAAGTCCTGATATCCCATACCTGAGAAGTTAGCATCAAATGATACTGAGTCAGATAGTGAGTATGAGTTGTATGGCAATACTAGGTCATCTGCTGAGTACGCAATCTTTGGACCGCGCTCGTAGTTGATTGAACCAAAAGCAGTTGTTGTGCTTTCTGTAATTCCCGGCCATGTGTTTCCAACTCCGCCTGTACCTGTACCTGTGTAACCGTTAATACGCTTTACACGGTGTGAAGTACCGACACCCTTCTTGCGTGCAATCTTGTTACGCAATGGTGTTGGGCGTGGTGTAAGCAACTTAGAAGGTGCTTCGAGGTCAAATGCCGCGAAAGATGTGCTAAGTGGGCTTGTAAGTGTGATGTCTTTCTGAATATCCTGCATTGCAAGGCGTTGTGAAGCAAGTGCGTTATTTAGCGCGCCTACTGCATCTGGTGAAAGAGACTTGTTTGTTGCAAGGGCTTCAAGTGTTGATACTGGGTCGCCAGATGCTGATGCAAATGTTGATGTACCTGACTTGATTGCCATGATTGCTGATGGGTCTGAAATAGATTGTCCAACAGACTTATTGAAAGCATCTGTGTATTCGTCCATGCGCACTGCTGCATCTTTTGCAGATGTAGCATCGCCGAACAACTCAGTTGCTTTAACTGGTGCGAGAGCCATTTGTTTCCTTTCGTAAAGAGTTTGAATTATTTGTTGGCTTGTATTACTAATGCTTTGGCTTCAAAATCTGATGCCAATTCTTTGTAACCGCGTGCCAAATCTTTGTCATCGGTTACGGCAGACTTTGCGCGATATTCAGCCGCCTTTTGTAGTAAGTCACCGAGTTCGGCAATTACTGCTGGCTTAATGACTGAACGCTTTGGTCCACCTGCTACTGCTTTAGTTTTTGCCGTTGCTAATTCTGCATTTAACTTGTTAATTTCCTCTTGATAGGAAGTAACCTCTGTAGTTATAGCATCCTTTGCACTCTTTACGGCTTTTTCAATGATTGCAGTAATTGTCTTTTTAGACAAATCCTCATCATCTGAGGAATCTTCATCTGTGCCGTCATCGGCAACATCATTTCCATCTACATCAATGCGTGGAATAATTGTGTCTAGCGACTTAGGAGTTTCAGTTGGTGAAACCATAGTTGCAGTTGATACATCTGAACGACCATGAGCATTTGATGGTTGGTCACAACCGCACTCTAGGCACTTTTCTGATTTGTCCAAAGGCTTTTTGCCTTCTGCTTCTTCAACTTCTTCTTCTGCGGCTTCTGGCTTAGAACCTTCTGCAGTTTCTTCTTCTGCGGTCTCGCCATATTCCTTCTTTTCTAATTCTTCTTCATCTTCATCATCAATTTCAATTTCAACTCCTGCTTCTTTGCACATTGATTTGCATTCAGCAAGTGCTTCTTTAGCATCCATATATGCAGACTTTGCTTCTTCATACATTTTTAGCATATCTTCTTTAGACGGCTTCTCAGAAACCGCTTTATCTTCTTCGTGCTCCATTGTTTCTCCTTTTACGGTTTGAGGTTCGTCTAATAGTTCAGTCAATTCTTCAACTTGAACTAACTCTGTTTCGCCCTCTAGTGATTTTGCTAATGTTAGTTTTGCATTTGGATTTGCTGGTCTATCCACTAATGAAATTTCTACAATCTGCCCATCAATAATGCGACCGTTTGCTGCTTTTGTATCTCTAACAATACGCGGTGCGCGAATACCAATTGAGAAACCTTTTAATACTCCAGTTTCAACTTTCTTTACGCTAATTGGGTCAACAACTAATGCAGAAATGTAATGTCCATCTGCTTTGCTATCTAATTCTTTTGCGACACCTGCGGCAATATTGCTATGTTGTTCTCTGATGTTACCGCCAGTTTTGAACCACTCTGGCATTGCTTTCTCTAACCAACCTGCATCACAGATTTGTTGGTCAATATCCAATGCATCATCAGTTGCCTTGCCATACACTAATAGCGTTCCATCATCTTGCTTTTCTTGCTTAATAATTTGCGCATAGGAATGTGCTAAGTCTGTGGTCATTGATTTATCCTTTTTCTTTTCTCTCTGTGAAATGCTATCTGCCCAAGTTTTTCCTGCATCACCACCCCATAGTAGCCATGCAATATAACCGCGAGAAGGATTTGAGGCGTTACCCCAGTCCTTTCCTTTTTTGTCAACTTCGTGTCGTGCAAAATAGGATACCATGCGATTGATAGTTTCTAACGGTAATGATTTACCATTTGACAAATCTCTAGCACGGGCAACTCCAACCATAGTGCCGCCACGCTTAAACTCTGCGCGTAATTCTAAACCGCGCTTTGCGTTTTCTTGTGCGCCTTTTGGCGGTACAAAACCATCTTCTTTCAAAATCATTTTGGCAGTTTCTTTGCGATAACCACCGCCACGCTTTTTGTACTCACGGACTACCCAAGCGTTTGCTACTGCTGATGGATAAACATCAAACTTTTGTTTTGCTTCACGCTTTATTCTGTTATACAAATCAGTATCAGACGGCTCAGAATTATCACCGCCTGTATTTATATTTTCATAATCTGGCTTTTCTGCCTTTTCTTGACTTACCACATGAATATTCAATGCCGTTAAATGGTCTTTGGCATCTTGTAGTGTTTTGTGGCAGGTAACAACGGAGTTATCTTCATCTTTGACTACTGGATAACCAGCGCAATCGTATGAGCCTTTTTCTCCAATGTGATATGGCATTTTTTATGCAGAATATGTAATAACTATTGCGCCAGCGGCTGATGCGGCTGCTGAAATTCCCCAGATTTCATCTCCAGAGTGCAACCATAATTGTAAATTACCATTAGCGGCAATAGGACGACCGACAGTTGCGCCCGATGTTGTAACTGTTGAGTCACCAATAAAAATTGATGCACTATGTCCATTATGAATTTGAACAGCAGTAAATTGAGGCAAACCTGTTTTAACGGTATGCAATATAGTAGCCGTTGTTTGTGTTCCCACATTTATATGTTGTAATGCCATTTGTTATTCTCCATTCAAAATATAGTCTAATGCATCTTGTCCTATGTTTTGTGTATCTACCACATATGGCGCAATATCACAAACACAATTTGGGTGTGCTGGCGGTTCGGTATCTCCGCTTGGAAATGTGTCACCAATACCGATAGGTGATACATCTGCATTTTCTTGGCATAAATCGCAAGGGTCTGCGACTATCCACTCTACCAGTTCCGCACCGCTTTCTTCATACAATTCCCTAGAAGCAACGGATACGGCACTACTCATTTCAGTTTGCGCAATAGTTAATGCGCGGTCGCTATCGTCAAGCAAATCTTCCAATTCTGCACGCACGCTTGCTGGTGTTTCACCTTTTGCTAACGCTCTGCCTAAGATTGTTCCAATTCTGTCAAGTGTGGTTCTATTTACATTTTGAATTGTTACACCACGCCTATCTAGCAAATCAGATAATCCGCGAGGCGGTTTAATCAAATTAGCGGCAGCGCGATTGCCTGGTCTCCAAGTATCCCAGTTAATTGCCATTGCGCGTTGTAAATCTGCTTTTGATGGTGCTTTATTTATCTTTGCTTTTGCTATTGCGCTCATAGCAATATCTTGCCCAAGCGTGTAACTATCCACATAAATAGTTTGTAACGCATTGAACATTTCTTTGCTATTCGGGCGTATATGAATACGCGCATATGCACGCGTTTCTTCTGTTGTTGTGCTTGGTGTAAATGCCATAGCAAAAAAATCATTTACAACGGCATCTACATCTATTGAAGCGCGCAACGCATCTCTAACAAGTTTTGCACGCCGAGCAGCAAGGCGTACTTTTGCGCCTTGTCTTTTCTTCCACGCTCTGTTCATTTTATGCTAAATAGCGTTCGGCATACCAGCGTGCGCTATCGTAATCTTTTGCAGTAACAAATTTGTTTAACACATCTGCATAGACAACTGGCACATCTTGAAAACGAAAAGCCCTATCTGGTGCTTTTGTTAAGAACCGCAGAAACTTTTTTAATTCCTGTTGTGCTTTAACTGCATCAGTTACATCTTCTTCTGGCGCATCTTCAATTGCAGGTAATTCTGCATCAGGCGTTACTTCACCATCATCTGTAAGTGTTTGCGTGCCATCAATTAACACCATACCTGTTTCTGTTACAAGATATGAACCAGTTGCAGTTGAGAAGATAGGAATATCTGCTTCTGGTGCTTCAATTAAAGGCAGACCAGAGCGTGACCGTGCTTCATTTAGCGTTAATGTTCCAGATTTGATATTTATATCAGCAGTGCGTGCATTGGCTTCTGTATCTTCTCTACCACTTTCCATGAATTTGAATTCAAGTTCGCGTGGCATACCAAGAAACACATATGACAATTGTGAAATCATTTTTGCAACCCAGTTTGCTAACGGAATTGCGCCAATTACTTCACTGCTTTCTGCCTGACCTAATTGGAAACCTGCTCCACCCAAACCGCCTTTAGGACTAAATCCAATTTCAGAAGGTTGAACTCCAAAGTGTCCGCAAATGCTATTTACAAGATAATCGTCAAGCGTATCTTTGAACTTCTCGCCATATCCATCAAATTGAATTGGCTCCATGCCGACTGGCAATAAGCGAACACGCTTGCGTTGTTCAGTTTGTCCTGCTAAATCGTTATTGAAAATATTTTCATATGCGCGTAACAACTCTGGATTATTACCAAAGTTTGCATCTGTTTTCATCATTAATTCTGGTGTAACGCCATCTGTGTATTCTGCGCGTATCCATTGCTGACGGCGCAAGTAAATATCTGCTAGTGGTAATGCGCGTTCAGTTGGTCCATATCCATACACGCTGGTTGTTCTGCGGTTCTTGATTAGATATGCCAATTCATCACTTGTAAATTCGCCATCTGCTTCTTCTGTTTCTGTCGGTGCGGTAAATTCGCTACGAGGGAAACCAAACAAGATTTGCTGATAGGCGCTATACGGTGGCATTGGTCGCATACCACGGTCATCAATCAATGGCTTAATTGTAGAACCATCAAGAATTTGCAATCCGTATAACTCTCCGCCAACAGATTTCTGCGGCCATATTGCCCATGCATCTAACACAAGGATTTCTTCAAGTGCAATATTTAACCAATCGTAAAACAATAATCCATTTGCCTTATCTGGTTGTTCCCAAAATTGGCGCACTCGGTTAATATCTTCGGTGTAATTATCTCGCGCAGTTTGCATAGCGCGTACTCTTGCGCCACCGATTTCGCTAATAATCTTTTCTGCGGCATCTTCGCCTAATGTAATATCCCAATTCAATCCAAGTATTTTTGCTTTTGTAACTTCAATACATCTGCGCAAAATGTCAATCTGGTCTGCCGCAGCGCGTAATGTTTTGAAAGGTGTTAAGCGTGTTTCTGTAATATTGATATTTTGTGCAACTTGATATTCATATCTGCGTGGGTCGGGTCTGCCGCTATCTGGATTAGGCGGATTGATTGCGCCCGGAACAATTGGCATACCAGGAGCAAATGGAACTGTCGCAAGATTTGGATTGCGTGGTAGTGCATCTGTTTGTCCGTATGTTGTTGTTTGCCCAATATTGTTGCGCATTTGTGTTTCTGTTAGTGCTATTGAACCTACTGGTAGATTAGGTGCTTTAGTAATCTCTTTTGCAACTCTTTCTGCAAATCGGTCTATCAAACCCATTACATTAACCTCTCAAATTGTTTCCGCATTTAGAACAAATGCTAGCCGTTTTCGGTGATGGCATACCGCAAACTGTACATAATAATGCCATATTTGCTAATGCGAGCATACTAGCACCACCAGAGTTTAATTCTGTTATTGCCCACACTAATGCATCTAATCTGTCTGGGCTTTCTGCTGATACTGGCGTCCATTCACACATTTGAGTTTCAAGTTCAGAGAAGTATCCAACATGATGCACTTTACCTTGCTCGTACAAATCT